CGCCGCACTTGCCCCCACCATTGGATAAATGGCTTTCATTGCTGACCATACACCATCCGCCTTCATGCTAACCACTAAAGTATTGGTTGCAGTTTTTTCGGTTTCTGACAATGTTCCACCCGCAGTTGTAACGCGGTCAAAAAATGCTTGTGCATCGGGGTCAAAGCCACCGCCACCAACACTTTGAAATAAACCAAGCCCTAAACCCGTGCCTATTCTGGGCATATTAGTAAGCGATTACTGAACCTGATGAAGTTACAAACCCCGTAATTTTATTGCCTTTACCAGCTGGCAAATATGCGCCCTGCTTAAAAGTAATTCCGCTCATACCGCGGGCCGTTAATACGTTTGTAGCGGTGCCGTTTTCTGCTGTTACTGTGAAGGTAGTGAAAACAGTGTCCTCTTGTGGAATCACTGCGTCATAACTTACGCCTGTAACTGTTGCGGCTCCGTGTCTAACGAATCCGTCGTAACCTGCTACGATATCTATTGATGCTTCTGCCATAATGCATGCAATTTACAAAGCCCCGCCGTCTATTGTGTTAACAAATTACGGATGAGCTGCAATTATAAACCACTTGGTACCGTCGCAAATAATCGTGTGGCTGTCGTAGTTTGTATTTAAAAGGAAATGATCTGTGCCGTTTATATTTTCTCCAGTGGCTGCATTAATCCTGAAGGTATGCGAAGACCCCGACTTTACAAAGTAATATTTTTTTCCTTTCTGTGTAGCTACAGCAGGCAAGTTTAAAATAACAGAACCGCCCGCAGTATTTCCAAGGTGCCCCTCAAAGTTTGTATCCAGTGAGCTCGTGCCTGTGGTGTAAGTTTTAAAGGTGCCGTGTTCTTGTAATAACCAAGTAACCGTCTCAGTGCTATCTGTATATTTTAGCATTACCTCGTACTGGGTATCCTGTGTAGGCGCCGTTGATGGCGCACCGTCCGCCTCGTTAATTAGGTGGCTCAGCACTAGCTCGGGCGTTCTTTGCACTGAATCGTTAAGCCTTCCGATTTGTTGATCTTGATAATTTACGCGATCCTTTAAGCCATTACCTAATTTCAACCCTTCGCCTGTCGAAGTTAGCCCTGTATAAATTGGAACTAATCCAACCCACTCGCCGCTCCACTGCTCAGAGCGTGCAGAGTATACCGCGCCATTCAATAACCATTTAAAGCTATCAAAAGAAAGCGACTTAATAGCCGTCAAAGTCCCCGCATCTACCCAAGTGCCCTGTATCACTGGCACAAAATCCCTATACAATCCTGCAATCCCCTGCCCTAGCATTGCCGTTGGCGTGCCGTGGGTTACTGAATCCCAACCGCCGTACCAATCATCCGCAATGACGTCGGCCGTGCCGTTGTTTGCCAAAATGTTGCCCGTCCCGTATTTGCTACTTGAATAGTAATATTTAGGCTTTAAAATAATCGGCGTTGAATTTAACGCACTGTTGGAATCAGGGTTAAATACTTCTGTAATGTTGAAAGTAAAATCCGGGTTTTGATAAGGCGAAGCGTCGGCAAATGCGATTTGAATAGATCCCCAAAAATCTTTTCTCTCCTCATCGGGCGTGCCTTTTTTTGCGCCTAGCATGTTAAACCGATATTTATTTGCAACAACTCCTGCAACTTGAACGTTGAGCGTGTCAAATCCTGCGGGGGCAGTTGATACGTTTTTATCAAAAACAAAGCCCGTCCAATTACCCGCCTGCGTATCTGTTTTAATGCGCTCCGTGTAGTTGGGCGTTGTTGGTCCACCACTTACCCAAAAAAAGTTATTGTTGTCTAAAATTTTGATATTTCCCGCCGAATCCGTAAGCCATATTTTTAGCGTCACCATTGTTTCATCCTCTACTCCAGCGTTAGGGCTAGCAAAAACGAACCTCTTAAATTTAAGGGCAAATCGAATGCGCATCGGCGCAGCCTCTGGCGTTGATCCTGTAGGAATGTTTGTGAATTGAGCGGGAAGTGCCGCGTCGCTTGTATTGGCAAAGGTTCTATAAACTCCAGTATTTAAAGTTCGCTCGGTATCTATTTGCACATATTTAGCCGCGGGTTGATAACTCATCGATGGCTTGGCTTCCCATTGCGGACGTGTAGAAGTTGCGCCCAAGGTTACGGCGTGCGTATAGGTACCCGTTCCAATGTACTGCAGGGTATAACTGTACTGCCTATAGCTTACGGTTGTATCCAAATACTCTGCTGCAGAAACCAACCAATAAACGCCGAGCTCGTGAATAAATCTGCACTGCAAAATATCGCAAATCTGTTCGATGCCTTCTTTACAAGATACCATATTTTCGCTAGCGTATTGGAAAGCGTTAACATCGCTTGCGTTTATATCCTTAAAGGCGTCGTAATTATCTATAAAAGTATTGATGTCAACCTTCAATAAGTGGATGCCTTTAATACTTGCATCGCTAGAGTAAGGGCTAACTGCGTCGCGTAAATAATCCGTCTGCGTTCCGTTTACAACCCAGTAATCTTTTAAATTTAATAAGTCTAAGCTCTTTCTGAATAGCTGTGATATTTGTATTTTGCCATCAGTAAACCAATCGGCGCTTACTTTAAATCCATCCAACAACTCCAACCCATCAACAGCGCCCAAAGAAATAACAGGCTTGGCTTCGATTGCCTCACGCAAAAAAGTCATTTGATCAGCAATTACTCTGCCGACGTGCTGAAGTACTGAATCTTGATAAATTAATACGGCCCAATACTGCTCGTTATTTGTGGCAAGGTTTTTAAAGTCTGCCAATACCGTATTATTCGGGATGACCCAGTGCGAAGTAGATCGCGAAGAGCGGATTGGATTCTCAAAGAAAGTATCACCTTCGCCACTCCTTTCTATTTCGTACCCATTGTCTGCAAGCAATAACTCCGTTCCACCTGCACCCGAACCGCTCGGCGCGTCCCATATTTCGACCTTGTGAAGGGCGCCCGTAATTGAATAAAAACTACCGTAGTATTTGCGTGCCATTTTATCCTCTGCTAGAGTCTCTATTATATCGTTCCAAAACTATTGCCAAGTCGCGCCCCTGTATACTTGTAGAGGCTACAAATCCGCTGCTGTCGTTTGTCTTTAACATTCCTTTCAATTTATCAAGTGGTGCAATTACCTCAGGGTTACTTGAAGCCCCAGGATATTCACCCATAAGTCCGAGCGTTGGACCGCTAACTATACCACCGTCGGCAAAGGCTGTAACATTCGCGCCCTCTTTTAATTTGTTGCGCACAATGGCCGCACCTGCTATCAATGCAATACCTGCCACCGCTGCCGCCGCAGGATTTGTAACTATTAATTTTTGGAAGGCTTCCGCTGCAATAGCAGTAGTTACTAAAGCCTTGCCTAAGGAATCCATAAATCCAGCGATTGCACCTAGCATATTTTTACCGAAATTTTTGCCTGCAGCCTCGTCCCCCGTTGCCATGTCTGCAATAAATTGCCCAATGCTCTCGGCTGTTTCCATTTGCAAAGTAGCAAATGCGGCATTAACTGCGGTTAAAGCTTCCTCTGTTTTTGTCGCCCATTCTGCCGTCTTAATTGCCGATGCATTTAAAGCGCTTGCGTGTTGTTGAAAGCTTGCACTGTTGCGGTCCGCCATTACCTTAATTGCATCGCTAACCTCTACAGTGGTAGCAACAACTTCAGGGCCTTCTTCAATTATATCTGTAAATAATGGCTCGCTTCTTATGTCATCCAATACAGGCGGGATCTTGTCAAGCTCCGCCAAGACATCGGCCATTGATTGCTTGACAATCGGATCTACTGGAGCCAACAAACTGCCGCCTGTATTCTTTGCGGTGAGCTGCTCAGTCTCTTTAATAACCGCTTTGGTAATCTTTATTTTTTCCTTGCCTACTACTTTAGTCGCTTCGATTTCATCCAGTGCGAGCGAGTGCACTTTATTTTGATAAGCTTCGTTTAAAGTTGTGCGAACTTGTAGGCTTTCCTTTTCGTATTTTTTACGAACCTCCGCCTGAGCAGCCGCGCCTTTTGTTATTCTTAACTCATCATCTTGACGCCTAGTAATCAAGTGCATGGCATCAATGCCCGCCTGTTTGTATAATCCTTTTTGAGTTTCTAGGCTTTTGCGTTTTAAGTCTAAAATAAACTTTTCACTTTTGCCCTCTGCTTTTGCTGTTGCAATCGCAAGCTCCAAACGGCGCTCCTCTATTTTAATTTTCTTTTCGCCGTTAGATAGCAGGTCGCTTTGTGCTTCTTTTAAATGCTCAATATTTTTTTCAACTGCTGCAGTCTCTGCTGCAAGTTTACTTAGCAAATATCCAACGGCTGCAATAGACGCTGTGAGGAGCACCCAAGGCCCTGCCGCTAGTGCTAAATTCATTGCCCTAGTTGCAACGGTTGCGCCGTTAGTTGCTGCTGTATAAATGCTAGTAGCTGCTGCGCTCAGTCCTTGTCGCACTGCGCTTTCTGCCTGTAGGGCATTACCTACCGCAGTCAATCCGTTGACGATTGCCATAGCAGATTGCAGCTTAACCATTGCCTCCTGCAAATCCTTTCCGCCCAAGCCTGCTAATTGCATGGCTCCTTGCATTGCCCCAAAGGCTCCCGCCGCCGCCTGCACTCCACCTAGCACCGCATCCAATCGACGCGTATCACTCGCAAAATATCCAACCTCCGCACGCGTGTCCGCGATGCTGTCCTTCATGCGGCCCGCCTGTTTAATTATTTCATTAGCAACTTGGGCAAACTCTGGACCCAATGCCCGGGCTTCCATTGCTAACTGGGTTAACTGCCTTACGCTGCCCATCGTTGGGTTACGCGTAGCAATCGCTGCCAAACGCTCTTCCATCGACTTAGCGGACTTAGCCACGTCGTCGCTCATGCGTTTGCCGCTGCTCTGAACTACTTGTATAGCCTTGTTAAAACCTTCGCGCAGTTTCTCAATGTCTGCACCAATTACAATATTTAAACTCTTAGCCACGGGTAAAATTAATTAAATAGTCCTGAGAAATTTGGTATAAACCTGCAAAGGCGGCTGTATCGTCGGCGGTTTGATTCTCGCCGTCGTATTCCAAAGTTTGGCATTTGATCCCGTTAAAAGTTCCGGGCAATGTTACTGCCTCAAACGCCGTTCTAATAGCAGAAGATACCGACTCGGCGCTTGCTAAAGTAATCCCATAAGCATTAACTTGCACCCTTGCAAACTCTGTGCGGCTATGTCCTGACTTTGTCGGGTTAGGTATTTCGCTAATTAACTGGTAACTCACCGCAGGGAAAGCGCTCTCCTGTGGTATTCGAACAGGATTTAAACGCGTAGATATTAGCGCAGTAAGCGCCGCGTTATTACTTAGGATATTATAAACTATTTTATTTGCGCTCATGCTTTCGCGTCTGGGGTTAACTTATCAAAGACATGCGAATATAACTTTAAAGCGTCGTGAATAGATAAGTAATCGGACTGCTCCCAAGGAAATGTTAACAGACGTTTGGGCTCAATAGGTTTCTTTAAGTGCGGGGCCATGCCCGTAGCAACAGCCCAGCGGGTTAGTTCCCATTGGTTGCGATACTGTTGTTGCTGAGCTTCGCGCATACCTTCCAATTTCAAACGCCAAAAGCGAGGCGTAGAAAGTAGAAACTCCCTTTCGCTTAGCATCATTTCGCCGTAAGCAATGCGCTCAATCTTGCGCCAAGTTAGCGGGGCGCTGTCGCCCTTGGCAGTTACTCCCCCGTTGACTCTTCAACAGGTGCAAAAAATTCTGTAATTGCTGCGGTGAAACCCTCCAACGCTGGGCTAATTTCTTGAAACTTCTTAATCGCCGCGCCTAACTTTTGCACGGTTGGGTAAGGCGTCTTTTTATCCTGGGCCTCGTAGCCTTCCAAGATTCCGTAAAACGCGCAGCTCAAAGCAAAATCCATAGACTTTGCTAAGTCCTTTTGCAGG